GTAATAATTTTTCTTCTAATTTTTTTCTTAAAACAGATTCCATATCAACGTCAATATCAGTTAATACTTCTTCCGCTAGTTCTACTAATTTAGCTTTGTTCATTTTGTTTCTCCAAGATATTTTCTTGCATTTGCAACCAACTAGCATCATCAAATAATTCATCATGATGTAAATTAATTAGTTGTTTTACAATTTCTCCAGTAGTTACCCTTCTCTTGGCTTCTTTAGTATATACGCTTCTAATTGCATTCAAGTTTTTGCTTGTTTGCGGATCTACTTTAAAGCTTACTAATTTAGTGTTTTTACCGCTTTCAAATTTAAGCTTCATTTTGTTTGTCCTATATATTTTTTTCATTTATGTAAATTGTCACTAAACACGCAACAAGACAAATTATTGCAAACATAGTATCAGTCATTTTTTTTCTCCTTCTTTGTAGACTTCTCTTCCCAAACATTCTTAAGTTTAGTTATGTCTAATTTTTCTTTGGTAACTTTCTGCTTGGCTTTGTTAAATATTCTTTCCCAACCTTTATCCCATTTATCTGGGCTTTTGGCTCTAGGTTTGTCGCCTTTACCGCCGTGCCATGGTTTACTCACCAGGTTTCTCCTTGTATTTCTCTCTTAATTCTGGAAACTCGCTTAAAAACATAATTAACATACTTCTAGTTTCTTTATTGTCTACTAGCTTAGATAACAATTCACGTAAGGCCATAAGGTTATGCATATCAATATCTCTTTTGATCTCTGCGATAACCTCTTCAACCAATTCATCATTCAAATTCATATCCCAGCATAACCTCAACTACACTTGGAGTGTTGTAAATACTGGGCGTTTGCCCGTCGCAGACGGCTTTATAAGCTCCAAGCGTTTCTTCAAGTTGAGACCACCCTTTCTCCATATCCTCATTATTAATTTTGAATATTTTAGTTGCGAAAGGATGCTTAGTTTCTTGTGCAACAAACAAGAAATCTTCTACTTTAAAACCTGCTTTCTCAAAACCTCTCTTATACATAGCGGCCTGTAGATCATAGGTATACCGTCTAATAGAGCGAGTAAATCCAGATACGGAGCAATCGCTAGTAGTCTTATAGTCTATAAGCACTATTGATTCATCTGAATAGGGTTTTACTAAGGGATGTCTAATAACATCTGATCTGACTTTAAGCAGAACATCTTGCTCCCACCAGTACAAAGAGTTTTCATACGGTTTAGTAAAAACACCAGGATACTCGCCCTGGTCAACGTCAAGGAACTTTCTTGCATCTTCAATAAGATTATCTTTCATCTGAAACAAGGTATCCCTTTTGTCTTGGTTAATAACAAGCATACCCCTGTTTTGATAATCAATCTTGAGTTGCTTATTAACATTTGTGTATGGAGATCCAGATATAACTGCAACCTCTTTACTGAATACTTCTTCTCCTTCAACAATCAAAGAGTGGGCGGCAGAACCGAACTGCATAGCTGCTGTCGGCTCCACCTCCTCTCGCATAGCATGTAACTGCGATTGTCTAAATCTCCTTAGGGTAGATGAAGACACGCCTGGTGATTGATGATAGTATGCATTATCCATATCGGGAAAATACATAGCATCACCAATAGCTACATGCTGATGATCTTTAAGTGAGTCTGGTAGTGGTGGGTTATCTATCATGATGCCTCTTTTGTATTTTCTACAATTTCTTTAGCATCTTGTATGGCGATATTCATAATATCAATCGCATCATCAATATGGCCGTCAGCTTTGTATAAAAGTCCTATTGCTAATTGATTAACTAAATTATATGTACCTAAAATTGGATCCATCATGTTTTTATCTGAATCCACTTGGCATTTTTCAGCATAGTCTCCTAAAAGTTTTATAGTTAGATTAAAAGCCAAGTTACTATTTTTCTCAAAATACTTTTCTTTTTTGCTCACGATCCACTCCCATTTGTAATAAGATTTACTTTTTGCTCAATCTTCTCAACTTCATCAAGTAAGTTTACTATTGATACCTTTAATTCATGAACCAGGTAATTGATAGCATCTTGTTTTTGTTGCTGTTGAATGTTGTTAATTTCTGCATCTAAAAGCACACTACTCATACTGTTTGTATCTATTGACATATAACCTCCGTCAAAATATTGTATAAGTATAAACAAAGTCTAGACATTTATCAATACAAACTGTAAAATAAATTAATTACATATCAAAAAGGAGTAAATATGGGTAAAACAAACAATCTTTATATGATGATGAGGTTGTCGTATGAACAGGCCGTAGATGATTATAATAACAAGAAAGCTGACTCTTTGTTAGGAGCTTATCAAAAATACTACAAAATCAACGTAGGTATGACATGTTTAAATCCACAAGGGGATCTTATAAACTTTTATGATGAAGACAACAACCTGGAGTGTCCAATATGAGTAAAAGCGAAGGCATCCAGGGTAAATTTAAAATAATGGTCATGAAAGACGTAACTTGGGAAACTGTTGGAAGATTTACTGACGGCAAAGATGCTTATGATAAAATCAAAGAATTACAACTAAAAGGAGATTATGTGAGGATCATAACAAACCAGGACGGACAATCTTTTGATTCTTGGCATGGTAAATAGTTATGATTGAATTTATCCAAAACCTAGAGTGTCCAATATGAAGTGTTGGGCTTGCCAAACAAAGCTTGTATGGGGTGGAGATCATTCTGGAGAAGATTACGGTAATGAAGATTACGATATAGTTAGCAACCTATCTTGCCCAGAGTGTGAAGCTTTAGTGCTTGTTTATCATCAAAAAATTGAAACAGAGGAAAAAAATGATTGAAGTATTACAATTCTTCTTTTTTTTTATGGTCGCAATCATAGGCATTCCAGGTCTTTTTATCGTTCTTTTTGACAAGGCTTGATTATTGTCAATTATTGTCAAGACTATAATGACGCTAATAAACATGATAAGAATGGGCTTTTGACGATTATTTTATTTTTGGCATTATTGTCATAGGCAATAAAGAAATCTATCCCTATTTATAAGATAATACTTGACAAGCTATAGATCTATAAACTATCCTCTCAATACATATTAGGGTAATGTGGGGTAGGCTAGTATTAAAATAAATACCCTAATTTGCTAAATATGGGATATAAGAAACATAAACTAGAATACGAGCCAATCATATCAGACGAAGCAGAAGCTCCTCCAGAATTTGCAAACCTAGACAACAAACTTACCAGACGACAAAGAAACTTTGTATGGATCTCTGTAAATAATCCTAGACTATCTTTAGTGGAGTGTGCTTCCAAAGCAGGTTATAAAGATCCAAGACAAGCTGCTGTTAATGTCTTTAAGAATGAACTTGTAAGACAAGAATACAATTTTCTCACTAATGAAGTAAAAAAGAAGTATGAACTGAACTACGATAGGGCAGTCCAGGACTTATATGATATTAGGGATAAGGCTCTAGCGGCAGGGTCTTTTAATGCGGCCATATCTGCCCAGAACTCTTTGTTGAGGGTTGGTGGCTTAATTGTGGATAGAAAAGAGGTTATGTTTGGTAAAATAGATCAAATGAGTAGAAAAGAGGTAGAAACCAGGTTAGGTCAGTTAATGGGCAACATTATTGAGATTAGTAATGAAACTAAGAAAGATGTTGAAGTTGTAGAGGAAGTTGAGGAAGAGGAAGAAGGTAAAGAGCAAGAATCAAAAGAGTAAGCAGGGTAAAGAGGTTATTCGGAAGGCTTTTCAAATATCAGTAAAAGTATTATAGAAATTAATCCTATTGATTTAATAATAAACATAAGGCACTTAAATCTTATAAGAGGAGTTGTATGGAAATACAGGTAGATAAAAATGCCTTACAAACATATTAGAGTCTTTAGGGTAATTGTGCAACATATTCAGATAGGCCCTTCCACCTTAGTTTATTGGTATTATACCAAAAAGATTGATCGTAATCTTTAGATCCTGGTTTATAAACTAAGATTCCAAACTTGGAGTGTGGATCTAGGTTTGGATCAAAGTAAGCTGATACTTCCTCCCAGGATACAAGTTTAATACGGTATTGTGGTTTATTCATCTCTTTCATCTGCACAAATACCCTCATCTGCATCACAGTCTAAACATAAATCTTTTTGTGCATCTACATTTCTGCTCCCACAACTTATGCAACATAAGGGAACACCTAACATTGGACAATAACTATATTCTTTATTCATCTTTTATCTCCTCTAGATCTTCAACGGTCATATCTTCACAAAGATATTCCAGGGGTTTTAATCTGCCCTTGCAATAAAATTCTTTAACAGTTCCGTCTTTGTTTAAAACTTCGTTTCCGTCCTCGTCACATACATAAAATTTAATATCTAGTACATTTACATATTGCTCTTCAACTGACATCTGAAACCTCCTCCCATTTATTAGTTTCATGATTAAAAACTTTTGTGTCCCAAGATATTTCTACATCTTCAACACTTTCATAAAGTTTTTTACCTGTTTTAAAATCACTAGCAATTTCACAATTTGATAAATTTTCAGTAGGATTTTCTATATCCTCAACATAATCTTTATCATCATAAAAATTGTCTGGTATTTCCCATATAGTTTCTATTGTTTCTATTATTTTAACTTTCATCTGAAATCTCCTCAGTATCTTCATCTGGATTTGATATACATTCCCAGTCGCCACCATTAGAGTCAACCTCATCAGTATTCCCACCACCTGCAAGAAATATATCAACGGCTTCTTCGTAACTGTTAGCCATAACATCTGTTTCTTCTGTTATGCAAACAAAATTACTAAATATGTATTCTTTCTTTTTTGTTGTCATTAGATACCCCCTCTAAATAAATAAAATAATGCCTTTAATCTGCGATCAGATAAATGGCGTAAGTGTTCTGGTATTTTGCTTCGGTCTATTGTTGTCATTAGTTTTTCTCCTTTTTTAAAAACATTCCTATTATTGTTTCAACATTATCAACAATATCTAAAAATTCATCTTGCTTTTCTTCTTTTCAAACAGCTATTTCATTACCCTCACTATCAGTTTCCCATATAGGATCTAAAGATGAATACTCTAAAATGTAATCAGATAGTTCTGCATACAGTCCTACCCAAGTCTCCGTATCTATTATTGGTTTAGCCATAGTTAGTCCTCAAAATCCTCAACACCATTAACGGTATTACAACAACCTTTTCTATCGCAAGGTTGACTAAAAGATATTTCATTACAACCGTTCCACCCTTGATAATTATCTTGATTATCGTAAGTGTTACAGCTATCAGAACAATAGACTTTCCTATCAACCATATCTCCCTTTTGATCTTCTATTATGTGTATATGTGCCATAATTAGTCCTCTAAAATAAATTACTGTTTTCATCAAATTCCCATTCATTTGATTCAACATGGTTTAAAAATGATTCTTTAGAAAAGTAGTCTTGATTATCTCTAAACCACATATCAAACATTTTGTTGTGTATTTCTTCTGCAAAATCATTAGTAGACCATTCACATAAAACTTTATATTCTTTTTTATCTAATAGTTTTAATGTAAATGCTTGAAGTTCATCACAAAAACAATAGCCATTACCCGTATAATCTTTTAATAACTCTTTGTAGTCTTTGTTATCAAGGTAATAATCTGGAATTAATTGTATATAACAACCTCTATCTCGATATTCTCCATTTGATAATGAGTAGTCAAATTTCATGTTTAATGTGTTTGCAAATAATTTAAAACTATCTAGGTTTTCATCTGCCAAAGAATTTATATTATCTGAATTATCAATCCAGAATTTTTGATATATTTTGTCGCATAGTTCATCATCTTTTTTTAGATCTTCAAGATCATAAACTGTATATTCTTTAGTTATGGTTTTCATTATTACCTCTTTTTTTGTTAAATAAGTCTATCCAGTCTTTAAGTTCTTGTTCTGTAAGATGTTTAACATTTACATCATTACCGTATTTATCCTGTAATTTTTTGAGTTTAGTATTTCTTCTAATACGGTTAATATGTTTATCTACATATTCGCTTATGTGAGTTGGCTCAGACATTTGTATTTACCTCTTGTTTGCATACCAGTTCATAATCATTTACTTCTGCAACTTCATTAAATATTTCATTACATATATATTCCAGAACATAATCTATTAGAATATTATCTTTATTATTTTTTGCTTGTTCGAAGGTGTAGAAAGAAATAAATCCACTATATGATTGAGTTTTTTGATTTAAGTATTGAATAAAATCTTGATCTTGTAAAAAATAGGCATTTAACTCATTAGCCTTGTCTTTATTAATCTCACAATCTATAGTATCAGTTGTAAAATTATATTCTCTAGGACTGTATAAAGATAAGTTTTTAAAATCTATATCAACCTCATATTCCTCTAATATAAACTCAGATAACTCATTACAATAATCATCAATATAACTTTCGTAAGTTTCTTGATAATTTATATCTTCCCAATTGTTTATATAACCTTCATGCTCATACATTTCAATTCTGCTATCTATTAAATCAGAATGTTCTGAATGATAAAAACCACCAAATTTTATATTTGTTTTTATGTTAGACATTAGACACCTCATTAAATAGTTCTGGTTGTCTATATTGCTTTTGACATTCTTTAGAACATTTTTCAATAGGTTTATCTTCTAAAAAATACTCCATAAGTGGGTATTGTTTATTAGTTTTTCTAATTTTCTTTTTATGCTTGTTAGCTAGTGTATTCATATTTATTACCTCTATTATTAATTATACTGATAACTTACTAATTGTAAAGAGTTAATATTATTAATATAAATATATGTAATGATTTTAAGGAATTAATAGCATCTTCTTTATCAGTCTCTCACACACTTAAAAAAAATCATCTTTTCTGACAAATTGTCAGTAATATAATGTATAATTAGCATTACATATTAATTAATACGGAGTAATACAAAATGAGCATATTAAAAAGTGAAATAAATCTACAAGGAACTAAAGCAAGTTATCCAAGAAGTACAAGAAATTTTTATCAACATACAATAAATGGCTTAACTTTATATTTTAGTTATCAGACATTAATTGCTATAGATAATCTTATTAGCGTTAATAATTGGTCAGTTACAACAGCTAGGCACTTATACTGGATAAATCCAAATCATGATATAAGGGTTAATGATTTTGATGAACAAGCAAGGAAAATATTAAAAGATAATGATTTACTTGATACATCAGACCCATTTAAAACAGTTGCAACAATATCTTCATTATTTGCATTAATGTCTAATGATGAAAATGAAGAGAGCATTAGAAAAACAAATAATCAGCGTATGAGGTTTTATGAAACCCAAGGCGTAACAAGACCCGAAGATTGGGACACGCTAACAGTTGCAGACCAAAAAAGAAGGCTTGATTTGTGCGACTATCAAAATTTAGATAGTGCAAAAGAGTATATGGCTAGTAAGTAATCTAGATCATCACAATAAACAAAGGGGAGTATTAACTCCCTTTTTTTATACAAGTATTTTACATTTTGTCCGATAAATAGCTTATAATACTTATATGTTAAACAACAAATACGGAGGTTAATTAACATGAGTTACGATTTAAAAATTTTTATTACTAAAAAACAATTAAGTTTTTTGGAGAAATTACTAATCAATAATGAACAAGATGATCCAACAGGCGAAGTTGTTGAATTATTAGATTTAATATGTGAACAAAAAAATGAGCAGGGAGTAGCGTAATGAGTAAAGTAATAACAATAAAAGGGGTTGAGTGTTATGGCACTTTGACAGATGATTCAAATATTCTTATGGCTTATACAGATGATCAAGGTTATCCGATTGAGGGTATTGTAGAAAACCATAACTACAATACTGATAACTGTTTTAAGAATTGGACAGAAACAGTTAATTATTTAATTGAGTTAGATAGATTTGATGACATACAGCAATTGGAGGTGGTGTAACATGAATGCATTAGAAAATTGGAACAAAGAGCAACAACTAGCTATTGATTATCAGAAGATCAATAACAAAGAAATTAAACATGATCTATTTATAAACTTCGTTGATCTAAAAAAATCATTTATTGATGAGGCCAAGAATATGGTTAAGTGGATCAAGAAAGAAAAGACTTTATGTGAGGACTGCTGCTACTTTATGGATAATGGTTTTAAGGATCATAAGCCAGATCGATATGAATATAGATCAGCAGTATTTAATGATCTTAAAAAATTGATCGTAGATCAAAAGGATCATGATCCTAATGTTTACGAGATCGTGCAGAAGTGGGATATGTGGTATCACTCATGAGCAAACTTGTAAAAATTATTGAGATCACAAACAGGATCAGATTTTTGAGGAACTGGATTGATCCAACACCTCAAAACAAAAAACAGATCAAACTTCTGGAAGATCAATTAGATCAATTACTTAATAGATCATAAGATCGTAGGATCATAAAAGGGGGGGCTGCTGCTCCCTTTTTTTATGGATCATAAGATCATATACACAACTAGGTTCCCTTAGGCCCCCATTTTTATATACACATAACAATAGTTTTAACCCCCTACCCCCAAAAAAGATACATCACTATATAACCTATATACAAGTACAAGCTTTCTCTCATACAATTTTAATTTTCACAACATTCTAGTATTTTTCATATTTGATGATACAATCGGAACAAAAGGGATGCAGTCAAAATATGTACATCTTTAACCTCCGTACAGATTGCGTCCCTAATATGTTATTTATTTTTAGGATAAAATATAGATGCTAACAAAGATTCCAAGAGTTCTTGATTTATCTAAACAAGTATTGTCTACCAATAGAGGTATGGCTAACACTAGAATGATGATGCCTTCTGGCAGAGCAAAAAAATTAGCTGAAACTGTGCTTGGCAAAAATGCAATATCTCCATCCTTAGCAAAAGCTTCTGTAGCAGCTGGTGTAACTTTTGGAGCTGGTCTTCCTTTAGCCTTAACAGATCCTAAAAACGTAGGAGCAAGCTTTGCTAAAGCAAAAGTTTCTTTACAGGATGCTTTCAAAAAAATTACTGATTCTGTAGAAGATGCAGCCTTTATACCTCAATCATATTTTATGCAAGTGCAACAAGCTTATGATGAAGAAATACAACGTCAACAACAATTAAAAAATATACAAGAGTTTGGGACTCCTGAAGAACCAGAACAAATTTACGAATCTGGAGAAATAAAACCTGTATCTTTACTTATGGCAGAAGGAGGTCCGCTAGACATGCAAGAGACTCCTATGGCCCCCAATTTATTTGAGCAGATGCCTGCTCAAACAGAAGAAGTCACCCAGGCTGAAATGCAAGAGGCTCAGGGAGCCCTCCAGCAGATATTACAAGTTATTGACATGTTGATCCAACAAGGTCTATCCGCAGAAGAGATAGCTCAGTTCCTAGAGCAATACGGTATTAGTGAAGACGAGCTTGAACAAGCCGCTCAGATACTAGGTGTTGATATTAATCAATTGCTTGGCGGTCAAATGCAACAACCTCAAGAGCCTATGATGATGGCAGCTGGCGGTCCTAGTGAATCTCAAGCAGCTCAATTACAATTAGCTCAAATGCAAGCTCAAAGTATGCAACCAAGCCAAATGCCTATGATGCAACAACCCCAAATGCAACAAAGTATGTCCGACAACGAGCCAAGATTTGAGGATAGATCTCCTGAGAACCAAATATTTTCATTACAAACCTCTATTGACAACCTAATGTCTGAATACGACATGTTGGTTCGTAACAAAGAGTTTGATCGTGCTCAAGCAGTTGCTAATGAGATTAATAATATAGATGTTCAAATATCTCAAATAAAAGCACAAATGCCTATGGGATTAGGCGAAAAAAAAAACTAAATAGTTCCCCTGACGTAGGTTCAATTACTCCTATATCTCCCTTTGAAATGAATGAAGCCTTTGGTGGACCCCTGTATCAAATGCTAAATCCTGCCGCTCAACAATTTGTAGACAAAATGGGTATGCGTGGGGGAGGTTTAGGAGGTCTTGCAGCTGAGACTATTGGGCCAGGTGGCAAGATAAAACTTAGTGCCAAAGCTAAAAAGTTGGTAGATAAACTATTAGCTGAAAGAAAACGTGAGTTAAAACTTACTAAAAATTACGATCCTGATGAAAGGTTAGCTGCTGAAAATAGGGTAAAACAAATTGAAAAACAAATAGATAAAATCGTAGCAGATGACCAATCCTAGTTTTTCTCATTTATCTGATTCAGAGATACGTGAAACCCTAATGCTCAAAGAGAGACTCTCTCTGATCAATACACAAAAGGAATGTCAGGATTCCTTCCTAGGTTTTATAGATTACATGTGGCCAGAGTTTATTTGTGGCCGTCACCATAAGATCTTTGCACAAAAACTAGAAGAGGTAGCCTCAGGCAAATGTAAACGGTTAATCGTAAACATGCCGCCAAGGCATACTAAATCCGAGTTCTGCTCTACCTATTTCCCTGCTTGGATTATGGGTAAGCAACCTAATCGTAAGATTATGCAGACCACTCATACAGGCGAGCTAGCTGTAAGGTTTGGCCGTAAGGTCAGAAACATGATGGATACTGAAGAGTATAAAAAAATATTTAGTAAAGTAGAACTACAAGCTGATTCCAAATCTGCTGGTCGTTGGGAAACTAACAAAGGTGGTGAATACTTCGCAGCTGGTGTCGGAGGTGCTATTACAGGTAGGGGTGCGGATTTACTTATAATTGACGATCCACACTCAGAACAAGATGCCCTGTCACCAACAGCTATGGAAGCTTGTTGGGAATGGTACACCTCTGGACCTAGACAAAGGTTACAACCAGGAGGAGCCATTATCCTTGTGATGACAAGGTGGAGTTCTTTAGATCTTACCGAAAAACTTTTAGAAGCCCAAAAAGAAGAACTTGCCGACCAATGGGATATTGTAGAGTTTCCAGCTATCTTTGAAGAAACAGGTAATCCTTTATGGCCTGAGTTCTGGGATATTAAAGAGTTGCAAAAAGTAAAAGCTTCTTTGCCTACCCAAAAATGGAATGCACAATGGATGCAAACCCCAACATCCGAAGAAGGATCTATTATCAAGCGTGAGTGGTGGAATCCCTGGAAAGCTGATTCCTTGCCCCCTGTAAAATATATTATACAAAGTTACGATACCGCCTACAGTAAGAAACAAAACTCAGACTATTCTGCGATTTCTACTTGGGGTGTTTTTCAACCAACTCCTGACGATCCAGACTCTATTATTTTGCTTGATGCCCAAAAAGGTAGGTGGGACTTTCCTGAACTTAAACGGGTAGCCTACGAAGAATATAAATACTGGGATCCTGATATGACCCTGATTGAAAGCAAAGCATCTGGTACCCCTCTTACCCACGAACTTAGAAGGCTTGGTATACCTGTTGTGAATTATTCTCCTACAAGAGGCCACGATAAATCTACACGTATGCACTCAGTCGCACCAATCTTTGAGTCTGGTTTAGTATGGGCACCAGAGAAAAAGTTTGCAGAGGATATGATAGAAGAGTGTGCAGCTTTTCCCTTTGGAAAAAATGACGATTTGTGTGATACTATGTCTCAAGCCTTAATGCGTTTTCGTGAAGGCGGATTAGTGTCATTACATGATGATTATTTAGAAGACACTAGACCTGTAGTTAAAAGGGCATATTACTAATGGCAATAGAGAAAGAACCGAACAATATACTAAACTCCCAAAACACCCTCGAAGGAACTGAAGATATGCAAGTTGCTATCGAAGCAATTGAAGAGGCAGGGCAAGAAGATTTTGAAATACAAGAGGACGGTAGTGCAGTCCTAAACGGTATGGATGATATGCCAATGGATACTGGCTTTGATAGTAATATTGCAGAGTCACTTGATGATGATACTCTCAACGGTATAGCAATAGAGCTTACCTCTGGAATTGAAAAGGATAAGTCTTCAAGAGAGGATTGGGAAAAAACTTATACAGACGGCCTTAAATATTTAGGTATGAAGTTTGATCAAGAAAGATCAGAACCCTTTGAAGGTGCTTCTGGTGTTATACATCCATTATTAGGTGAAGCAGTCACAAACTTCCAAGCCCAGGCCTACAAAGAGCTGTTACCTTCTAACGGCCCAGTCAAAACTCAAGTTATAGGTAAATACGATTCAGTAGTTGAAGAGCAAGCTCAAAGAGTTAAAGATTTCATGAACTATCAAATAACCCACGTTATGGAAGAGTTTGACGAAGAGTTAGATCAAATGTTGTTTTATTTACCTTTGGCAGGTTCTGCGTTTAAAAAGATCTATTATGATGAGTCATTAGGTCGTGCAGTATCTAAATTTATTGCACCAGAGGACTTAATCGTACCTTATTTCTCTACAGATCTAGAAACATGTCCTAGAATCACAAATGTGGTCAAAATGCCTGAAAACGAGGTCAAAAAGCTTCAAGCAATAGGTTTTTACCGTAAAGTAGAGGTTCAAAGCGTTGATAGTGACCAAGCTAGCCAAGTTCAAGAAGAAATCAACGAATTATCAGGTATAGAGCCTAGTTATGATACAGGTGAGGTA